GGCGTCCTCCAGCACGGCGGTGGACAGGGCGGGGGCGGACGCGGACACGGACGCGGACACGGACGCGGCCACGGCCAAGTCCTCGCGCTCAACCGCGTCGCGCAGATACTCGGGTTGGTGATGCAGGTAGTTTTCCTCCACGGTTTTCATCGTGTCGCCCATCACGCCCGCGATCACCCAAAGGCTCTTGCCGGCTTGCGCGGCCAGGGTGCCCCAGGTGTGTCGCAGGACATGCGCGGTCAGCCACGGCACGCCGTGCGCGACGGCGAACTCCGCGAAAAAATAGCGCAGGCTCGTGGTGCCCACCACGGTGCCCGTGGGCCGCCCGTGGGCGTCGAGCGGTGCCTCGCTCGCGGCGTGGCGCAGCACCGGCAGCAGCCGCGTCGAGATCGGCACCGGCACCATGCGCTTGCGCGACACCAGCCGGCCGGGAACGCGGAAGTCGATGACGCGCCGGTCCAAATCCACGCGATCCCAGGTCAGCGCCTCGATGGCGCCGGCGCGCGCGGCGGTGTTCATCGCGATCGCCATGAACAGCCCGAGACGCGTCAGGGAGCCCTGCCGCCGGATCGGCGTCGCCGGGTCCGGGGACAGCACCAGCGCCGTCGCCGCGTCGTGCAGGCGGGCCTCGGTGGCGCGGTCGAGAAAGCGGGTGCGCGGCTGTCCCTTGGGCGGCATCTCGATATAGGGCCATTCGTGCCGGGGCAGCTTGCGCGCCTTGCAATGCTTGTGCAGGAGGGTTTGCAGCGCGCCGAGATCGCGTCGCATGGTGCCGTCGCTGCGCGTGCGCGCCACGCGATAGGCGGTGACGATGTCCGGGGTCAACTCGCTCGGGTGAAGGTGCCCCAGATGGCGGCGCGGCATGACCAGGGCGTTCTGTTGCGACGACAGATGCTCGCGGGGCGTATCCGGCACGCCGAAGGCAACGCATAGCTCGTCGATGGTCGGCTCGCTCGCCGGACCGGCCTTGCCCCCCGCCCCTACGCCGTTGAGCAGGTCCTTGACTTCCGCGAGATAGCGTTTCGCGTTCGCAAGGTTCGCCGTATGGCTCGATAGGCGTCGGGAGCGCTTGCGCCCGGCGGCCTTGGGGTCGGGTTCGGACCAGTGGACTTCGTAGACGCCGCGCGTGTTGCGCTGGAGCCGGGCGGTTTCGGCGGGCGCGCGGGCGTGACGGATGCCCGCAGTCTTGCGCGGGCCTGGGCTTGGGCGGTTTGTCGATGCAGCCATGAAAGCACGTCCTCTTGTGGAATGAGCACCGGGCGACCGGGCAGGAAGGGAAAGGCGCCGCGTCGGCGCAGCGCGGCGACCTTGTGGACCGAACAGCGCAGCAGGCGCGCGACCTCGATTTGCGTGAGCAGGATCAGCGGCGGCGCTTCTTGTCGCTGGGTGTCGGCGTGCTGGGTGCCGGCTCGCTGGGTGTCAGTAGCGAGAAAACCGGCTTGCTCGCGGCCACGAGGGGTGCCGGCGCCGGGGCCGGCTCGGGTTTCCCGCTCTCGGCCTCGCGGATCAGCGTCAGGATTTTCAGCGCCAGCTCCGTGGGCATGATCTTATGGTTGAACGTGAGCGCCGCGATGTCGGGCTCGCCGGCGATGATGGACAGGCTGATGTCCGGCGGCGCCGGCTGCGTGGCGCGCGGCGAGGACGCCGCCGGCTCGGCGTTGAGCACGTCCGGGTCGATGCCCAGGGCCGCCGCGATCTTGGCGCGGTTCATCGTGTCCGGGTAGCTCACGCCCGCCATGTAGGCGCTGATGCGGTCGCGACCCTTGGCGACCATGTAGCCGCGCGGGTCCTTGGTCTCGCCCCACACGGCGCGGGCCAGCGCCGACGCGGATAGCCCCTTTTTCATCATGGCGCGGGCCAGGGTCTCGCGAAACTGGATCAGTTCCGGGCGGGGCGTCCGGGTCGAGACGGCGCGCGGAGACGCGGACGGGGGCGGGGGTGTGGCCTTGGACGCGGCGAAAAGGTTTGTCAGGGGCATTGTATCCCTCGGAAATATGTGGTGCAGGCGACCGTGTGATAACCACGTTTTGTTGTGTGGTCAAGCCAAAATACCACAACTTGTTAGGTTTGCCCTATTTTGGTTGCTCGCGTGCCCGTGTGTGCAACCGTTGCCGCGACCGTTGTCGGGATATTTGGTGTGCTCCGTCCCGCCGACACATTATCGACCGAACAATCCCTAGACAGAACACTCGGTTGTGAGGCACAACACGGACCGCTCCGACCGTTCCGAGAAGGGTCCCGCGTGATTGCACTTGATGTCGAATATGTGTTTCAGGTCACGGGCGGACCGCAAGCCTTGCAGGCGCTGCTGACGCGGTATGACCCCCGACAAGCCCCCGCCTACTCCACTGTCCAGATGTGGAAGTCACGCGGTGTCATCCCCGGCGCGTGGATCGTGCCCGTCATCTATGCCCTGGTATCCGAGGGACATGATTTACGCACGCTGTTTCACGATGACGCGGAGATGGCCTTGTCGGCGCGGACACCGCCGTGACGCGTGTTCTCGGGATCGACCCGGGATTGCACGGCGCGCTCGCGCTGCTGGACACGGAGTTTGACGAAAATATCGTTGTCCGAGACATGCCGATCGCTAAGTCCAGCAGGCGCAATGAGCTTGTCGGTGCGTGGCTGGCACGCATCGTGCGCGATCTGGCGCCGCACGAGGTCTACCTGGAGCGCGTCCACGCGCTGCCCCGACAGGGCGTGTCCAGCAGCTTTGGTTTCGGCATGACCTACGGCATGACGCGCGGCGTGCTCGCGGCGCTTGGTATCCCGACGCATCTGGTTACACCGAACGAGTGGAAGCGCGCGCTGCGCCTCGGCGCGGACAAGTCGGCGGCGCGCGCGATGGCGGCCAATCTGTTCGCGCGGGATGCGAGCCTGTTTGTCCGTGTCAAGGACGATGGCCGCGCCGAGGCGGCGTTGCTCGCCTATTTCGGGAGGCACGCGCGGGGACGCGCGATGCCGTGATTTATTTCGTAGTCGAATACGCGCTCTGTGGTGCCGATTGTCCCTTGACACCCCCCTAAAAGACGAAGCAAGTTGCACTCCTGTAACACAACCGTATGCCCAGAACCGCCGAGCCGCCGAAACCCGAACTCTATCGCGGGGCATGTGAAGATGTCTCTGATGCGCCCCCAAGTCGCGCCGCGCGTGGCGGGACAACCGCCCGGCCCGGCCCCGGCGCCACGGCCCTATCAAGACGAGGGTGTGCGGTTCCTGGTGGACAACCTGCACGCCCGGCACACCGACACCGACACCGACACCGATACCGGACGCGAGCGCGCGGTCGTGCTGGGCGACGAGCCCGGACTGGGCAAGACGCTCCAGGCGCTGCGCGCGGCGGACGAGCTGGGCGCGCGACGTGTCCTGGTCGTGGCGCCGGCCATCGCCCGCGTGTCCTGGCCCATCGAGGTCGCCAAGTTCGCCCCCGCGCGGGTCCCCCACATGCGCGTCGTGGCGCCCGACGCCCGTCCTGGTGCGTGGTTGGACCATCCCGATGTCCTGGCGGTGTTCGCCTACGACACGTTTTCCCAGCCGCGCACGCGAGGCGTCTGGCTCCAGGCGCTGACCGCGCGGGCGTGGGACCTGCTCATCCTGGATGAAGCCCACTACCTCAAGAACGCCTCCGCGCGGACCCACGCGATCTACGGCGTCCCGGGCGGCCGTCCGGGGCTGGAGGCGTGCTGCGGTCGCGTGATCCTGCTCACCGGCACCTTGACGCCCAATCACGCCGGCGAGCTGTTCCAGCACTACCGCACCTTCTGGCCGCACCGCATCGGCCGGCCGATGCCGGCGCCCCCGGGACACCGGGCGCTCAACCAGCCGGAGTTCGAGGAGCGGTTCACCCGCTACGTCGATACGGTTCATGGTCGACAGATCAGCGGCTCACGCAACCAGGACCAACTGCGTCACGCGCTGGCGCCCGTCATCTTGCGGCGCCGTCGTGCCGATGTCCTGCCCGAGCTGCCCAAGCTCATTTACCAGGACGTGCCCCTGGTCGCGTCTCGCGTGCCGGCGCCGGCATCCGTCGCGTCCTGGACCGCCCATATCGGCCGGCTTGGCGATCGGCGTCTGGTCGAGGACCTCATCGCCGCGCCCGCCGATGCCGAACTCGCGACACTGCGCCGCTGGCTGGGCGAGACCAAGGCGGGTCCCGCCGCCGAGTGGACGCGCGAGCGTCTTGGCGTCGGCGTGGACAAGATTTTGCTGTTCGCGTGGCACCGCTCGGTGATCGCCCGTCTCGTCGAGTGCCTCCAGGATTTCGAGCCCGTGCACATCACGGGCGAGACCGCGCCAGCGGCGCGCGCCTTGTCCGTGGACACGTTCCAGACGCGCCCCGCGTGCCGGGTGTTCATCGGACAAATCCTCGCCGCCGGTTCCGCCATCACGCTCACCGCCGCCCGCGACGTGGCGATCGTCGAGCCCTCCTGGGTGCCCGGCGAGAACGCCCAGGCCATCGCCCGCGCGCATCGGTTGGGCCAGCCGTCCAGTGTATTGGCGAGCTTCCTTTACTTACCCAACACCTTGGACCAGCAAATCATGCGGGCTTACCGGCGCAAGGCCGAGGAAGTAGCTGAACTATATGACAACTAGAAGCGCGATCAGAAGGAGCCTTTAGACATGCAGGTTGAGCTTAGGATTATCTTTGACGAGAAAGATGTGTCCGAGAACACGGACGCTTTCCACCAGATGCAGGGTGTCCTCGATCATTTTCGCAAGCACGGCGTCTCTCCCGTGTTGAACGGGTCCGTCCCCGAGCGTCCGGCCGCCGCCGCCGCCGCCGCCGTCACGGACGTGGCGCCAGTCCGCCGGGCGCGGCCACGCAAGGATGATCCGCCATCGGCGGCGGCGCTCGATGGCGCCAGCGCGCCGAGGGCGCCCCGGACAGCCGTGTCCGAGCCCGTGTCCGAGCCCGTGTCCGAGCCCGTGTCCGAGCCCGTGTCCGTGTCCGAGGACGCCGACACCGACCCGTTCGGTGGCGCCAGCGCGCCCACCACGGTGGTGTCGTCGCTGGACGATCTGGTCAGCGATTTGCGCGGCAGGATGAGCGCGGCCGAGGCCAAGGACGAGGCGATGGCCCAGGCGCGTCAGGTGTGGGCCGCGCCCAACGGTGGCGCGGCGGCGGTCAAGGAAGTCCAGAAGCGCTTGAAGGTCGTGCTGTTCAAGGACGTGCCGGAGGCGGACGGCTATGCGCTGCTCGCCAACATGATGCTGCTCGCCCGGAAGTTCGGTTTGACATGATCCTCTAGGGTAAGGGGTGCGCGCGCATGGCATCGACGGTCACGGTTGAGGACGCCAACCTGCCGGCGCACTCGGCGCTGGGCGCGTCCGGCGCGGCGCGGTGGCTGGCTTGTCCAGGCTCCTTCGCCTTGTCCCGGACGATGCCGCCGCGTCCCACCAGCATCCATGCCGCGACCGGCACGCTGGCCCACACGCTCATCGAGGGCGCCTTGACGGCTTTCCTCTCGACCGGGGACACCGCCGCCTTGCTCGACGTGCCGTGTGGCGTGCCGCTCGGCGATACGGTCCGGGTCGACGGGCATGACGTGCGGCTCGATCAGGAGCTGATCGACGGCGTGCGGGTGATGCTCGATTACATCGCTCGTGTCCTGCCCGACTACGAGATGGGCTGTCGTGTCGAGCAGACTGTTTTCCTTGACAACTATTTCCCGCGCCACGCGCCGCCGCCGGTGCGCCTGTTCGGTCGCGCCGATGTCCAGTTGCTGAGCCTCGCGCGGCGTATGCTGGAGGTCGTGGACTACAAGAACGGCGCCGGTGTCCTGGTCACGCCACGCGACAATCCGCAGCTGCTTTATTACGCGGCGGGTGCCCTCGCCATGCTGTCGCCCGAGACCCTGGCGGCGATCGACACGGTTCGTCTGACCGTGGTGCAGCCCAACGCGCGCGACCAGGAAAAGACGCGTTCTTGGGACCTCCATGTGCTGGACCTGTTTATCTGGGTGGATCGAGTGCTCTTGCCGGGGGTGCGCGCGACACAGGAGTTCGACGCGCCGCTCAACCCGGGCGCCTGGTGCCGGTTCTGCCCCGTGGCGCACGCTTGTCCCCGGCTTGTCCAGGACGCGCAGGACGCCGCCCGGCGCGAGTTCGCCTCCGAGGGTGACACGCTCGCCGAGCACCTGGACCTCGCCGAGCGTGTCGAGCGCTGGGTGGACGCGGTGCGCGAGTTCGCTTCCGAGCGCATCGGCAAGGGCGAGACGGTGCCCGGCTGGAGCCTCGTGCCGACCCGTCCGGTGCGCGCCTGGGCGGATGCCGGTGTGGTGGAAGCCGCGTTGCGCGGTGTGTTCGATCCGACCGACCTGATGGCGTTCCACCGGCACGAGCTGCTGTCGCCCGCGCAAATCGAGAAGCTGCTCTTGAAGCGCAACCAGCGCGCCGTGTGGCGCGTGCTGCGCGCGCATGTGCTGAGCAAATCCTCCGGCCTCAAGCTGGCGCGCGACAGCGGCGCGTCCGCCGACGACGGCGACGACGACACCGTGTTCGAGATCATCGAGCCCTGAAAACCCCCGAGAACCGTGGAAGCCGCAGAAAAAGGAGTGCGTCTCAATGAGTATCCAGACACCGGTCGGCCTGTTGTCCTTTCCGCACGTGTTCGTGCCGCGTCCACCGGCGCCGGGGGCCGAGCCGCGTTTCTCGATTTGCCTGCTGTTCGATAAGCCGGCGCAGGCGAGCCCGCAGTTCCTCGGGCTGCGCAGGGCGGTGGCCGCCGCGATCGACGAGAAGTGGGGTCCCGGCAAGTCGCGTGACAGCGCCTTCGTCGCCAAGCTGCGCAGCCCGTTCCGGCGCACCGAGGAGAAGGATTACGCCGGATACAAGGACATGATCGGCGGCCTCTACATCTCGCCCTGGACGAGCACCAAGCCGGGTATCGTCGATGCCAACCGACAGGACATCACCGTGCCCGGCGACGTGTGGCCGGGACAGCTCGCGCGCGCCTCGGTCAACGCGTTCGGCTATCATACCTCGGGCAACATGGGCGTTAGTTTCAGTCTCAACAATATCCAGATTTGCCGCACCGACATGGCGCGGCTCGATGGCCGCAAGACCGCCGTCGAGGAGTTCGACACCTGGGTCGGCGATGGCGTCGGGGCGATGGCCGATGACGAGCCGCCTTTCTTGTTGTTGCCGTTCCGCCGCCGAGCGGCGTGACGCGAACCGACGACCCCGGGCGCGATCCCGCGTCCCGGACAGAGTGAACCAGTAAGGGAGCGCGACGCGATGAGCGGAAGTGGTGTGACATTGGCGATGATCGTTCCGATCAATCGCCCGGTCGATCCGGGTTTCGGTGTTGGCGGCGGCGGCGGCGGGCCGCACCCGGACCAGGGCCTGCCCGGCATGGGCTCGGGCGGCGGCGGCGAGCACCCGGACAACTCGTTGCCGGTGTTCCCGCTGGCGCCGGACCAGGGCCTGCCGCCCACCGGCGGCGGTGGACATCCCGATCACGGCCTGCCGCCGTCCGGCGGGCACCCGGACCAGGGCCTGCCGGATCAGGGCCTGCCGCCGGGCACGATCTATCCGCCGCTGCCGCCGGGACCGGTCAAGGGTAAGGCGGTGCTCGGGGTGTTCGTCTACTACCAGGGGCGGATGCACCAGCATTTCGTCGTCGTGGACGTGGGCGCGCACCCCGATCACGGCCTGCCCGAGCATCGCCCCGAGCATCGCCCCGAGCGGCCGGTCGATCCGGGCTATGGCGTGGGCGGCGGCGACGACTGGCGCCCACGGCCCGACCAGGGCCTGCCGGGGCAGGGACAGCCGGGACGCCCCGACCAGGGCCTGCCGGGGCAGGGACAGCCGCCACGGCCCGACCAGGGCCTGCCGGGATACGGGCAGGGACACCCCGACCAGGGCCTGCCGGGGCAGCCCGCGCGGCCGTCCCAGGGCCTGCCGGGGCAAGGGCAGCCGCCGCGTCCCAACCAGGGCCTGCCGCCGACGCCGACGCCACGACGCTGATACGACGCCGAGAGGCTTTCCGCGCGGCGGCACACGCGCCGCCGCGCGGTTCCCGTGTCGGGGGAGGGGTGCGATGCGTATTCCCGAAATACAGGCCCGACTTCGCAAGCTCACCTTGACGTTGGCGGCGACCGCCGCCGAGCTGGCGGCGCTCACTGGCGAGCTGTCGCGGCGCAAGCCGGTGACGCGCGGGGCGAGATATTCACGCACCCTGACGCCAGATGTTCGCGCGGCG